GTAGATAGGCTTTGAGTCCCAGTTGTACTCCAACTTCTCGTTCCTGTTGCCAACGACGCTTTTGCTCGCACAGATGCACCGCAAGTGTTGATTCCTTGCGAAAGTCTTTTTCACAATAACGACATTTATATAATGTTTCGGTCATTGATGTAATTTACAAGATATCTATTGAGAACTGCATGTTGTCCCGGCAAGGGATGGCGTATATGATCAGGTACATCTTTTGGTCCAATAAAATTGCCCAGTCCTGTTGGCATTTTGTCAACACCTTGCTCGTGTTGATATTTGACAGCACACCAGCTAAACCCATCAATGATATGTGGAGTACTCGATAACAACCGTAATCGCGGATTGTCTAAATACATGTGATATCCATCATCAGCCTGTTGATATATCAATACACCATGCCCTCTTGATTGTAAACTTTCTATTGCCGATAACATATTATACATTAAATCTTCTGTACGATCAAGTGTGCCGTATACTTCCGTTTTTAGTTTGAATTCTACAAATTGTTCCGATTCTGCACGATTCCAAAAATGTTCGTATCTGCTGGAAAACTCCTGATTTTGCGGATTACACCAGCGGCCTTCAAAACTTGTGTTTTCATTGTCAACCGTCAGTATTGGCAATTCCCAACGACTGATAAAAGTTAGGCCCATAACATAAAAGGTTGGTGTCTCCGTTAGGTAACTATGTTTGAGTGTAGTACGAATTATTCTAGAATTGGCACTACCGCCAATGGCCAGGCTTTCTGCACGTGGAATGTTTAATTGCCGAGCTAGATCAACATGCCCATTACCTCGAGCATATCCTTCCATGTAGCTACAACCATTTACTACCAGCTGTTGAATCATATGCTGTCTTTGATCCGTTTATCGTCCCAACCAAGTTGCCGAGCATGTTGTTTGAGATCATCCTTGGTGTTGAGTTCCGACATCAATTTGATTTCGTCTTCTTTTAATTCAGGATACAATTCACGCAGGAACTTTATGGCCTTGTTGTTGTTTTCTCGTTTCTTGGGAGCGATCCATTGATGATACTGCGTACCCATACCAGGACTCACGGTTGTGGCCAGTAACCATTGTAGTTTTTTATGCTGTGCGGTATTGACATCAAAGAAATGTTTGTTCAAACGTTCGTTGCAACTCATTACATAATAGGCCTGTAGATCTGCCACACCGCCTACACTGGATCCCCAGCGTATCATCAAGAATGGGCTGAACTTTTTACGTTCTTCATCGGTCAGGCTGTCGTAAAAATCTCTATTCTTGCGATCAAACTGCGCCATTTCGTTACGGATATTTAACGGGTCACTCATACTGGATGCCATCCTGGTGGATCTTCACCTTTGGTTAATTCATACACAATTATAACACGATCTATGGCTTCTTGTAAAGCAGAATTAGTACGGGCGGCATGATGTATCTGTTCCCATAATTCGATCCGCAGAGCCTGTTCATTTTTCTTGACTACGTCGTAGTCCCAACCAATGGGAAAACGATCGCCTGGATGTGCACCTGCTTCTCTAGCGTAGGTCACTCCGTCGGCACGTTCATACACATAAGTGGCACCTGGTTTAAGGCGACCCATGTTACCATACCTTACCGTAATCTACCACTTCGCTTTGGCGACTAATATCCTTTATAAAGAAAGCACACATGGGTTTCTCGCCCTCAGTCAAAGGAATGGCCAGCATCTGTCCAGGCTTGAGTTTTGGGAAATACCATTTGACGTCTTGATAAATGTCCACAATTTCCACTGGATGGAATTCAGGCATGTAACTGGTTAGCGGATTGAATGTAAACACATTGAAACCACGGTCGTTGATTGATGTCAGTGGCACTACTTCTAGGTCGCCAAAGTCAGGCTCGCCAATCAAGATCTGCCAATCTACCGGCATGCGAATAGTGTGCTCGCCAATGCGTAAGACCAAGGCCGGGCTGTTAAACGATTCCAAGAAGATTAAAGGGATATAAAAATAATCAGGATCTTTAGGGTCGCTGTTATCCAATACACAAAAACGAACTTCGTCGATTTCGTCGGGAATCTGATCCATTGGATATGCTGTGTTGTCTAAGGTTAATATTCTCATTTATTTTTCTTTATTAAAGTATCCGCTTCCGGTGTTACTATATAGAGCCCGGTATTTCTGTTGTGAAATTCTTCTATTACCGATCTGTGTAACGGCAATTCAGTTGGCTCCACAGGAGTCTGAACTGCATATTGTGTATTATAGTTGAATGTGCTGGCAAAGTAAACCTTAGGTGGCACCATTTTTTCTGTTGCTGCCGAAACAAATTTATGGTGTATGTGTCCATAGTCCCCGTCGGCATTGTGTGTTAGAATTAAGTCGCTGGCATTGCCCACAGCTATTAGATCCTGTTCAGCCCGGTCTTCATCAAAACTGATTTTACCGCGTACCATGTCTAGCCAGGTGTCGTGATAGCCCAAAAATATGGTAGGTATACCACGATGATCCCAGTAAGCCCGTAGTTCACATGCTCTGGGTTCTGTGTCACGATAGGTCAGATACACAATGGTCCAATCAAACTCAGGATGAGCTTCAATAAAGGGCCAAGCAAATATAACACAATCGTCAGGATGAGCTACAAGTGCCACTGCCTGCATCAGTAACTGAGTCTCCAGTTGCAGATTGCTGGATCATACCACATGGATATGTCACTGCCGGCCTGTCTAACATGCGGTAAAATTGTTTTGATAGGATTGCCCCACCAGGTTTCCTTGACCGGCATGCGTACATCACCAAACATGTTGGCAGTCCAAAACATCACAACTACCTTGGTATTGTCATCGGTAATTTTGTCTGCAGGAATAGTCAATCTTATGTTGTTTTGATCAATGGGTTGGCTTAGATCAATGCGTACAGGTTCTGTTTCGTAGACCTTGTTTAGGCGTAGATCAGTAAAGCGTGGCAACATGGTAAACAGGCCATTGATTACCTGTGCCTGGTACAGGGTATTGTCCAGTGGGTGTTTCTGTTGAAAGGCTTGATTAACCGCAGTTTCAAATACTGGATCTATTTCTATGTCAGGCTGGAATTCAAAGGCCTGACTAGAGTTGGTTACCAAGGGAAAAATAGGATGATCATCATACAGCTCCAACCAGAGATCAAAACTGCCAGGTAAAAAGATACCACCATGTCGTAGGGCATGAGCACTGATATCTATAATGTATTCGTTAAACAATTGACTGCCTATAGTTTCGCTGATGTAAACATCTGCGGCAATGTCGGTGTTGTAGAAGTTGTCATTGATAACGGTAATTTTATCACTTAGTCCAACCTGTTGTATCATGTCCTTGGCAAAATGAGCACGACCTGGATCCATTTCTACGCTGTAGACATGTTCGGCGCCGGCCTTGGCAGCCAAGATACTGAGCAGTCCTGTGCCAGTACCAATATCACATACCACTTTGCCGGGTACTGCCTGCTCAATGGCCTGCTTGTAGCGTATGTTGCGATAGGTATCGTTGATCATGGGCATGTATATGCCGTTGTGTTTGAACCAGTCAAATTCTGATTCAGAGTTGGTTACGGTAGTGTCGGTCATGGGTTGATTCCGAATTGTTCAGTAATAATTTTATAGTACACGTCTGCTAGATATTCTTGACTGCGAGGATCGCCGTGGTACCCAGGATCCTTGCCTGCAAATGGCCATTCATTTACAGCATAAGCCGGAGTGTGCGTGTAGTCTAGAGTCATGTAGCGATCAGGTACCACTTGGGGTATTTGATCTCGTACGGTATCACTGGTCCAGATATTGCAGGCTATCAGCAGGAACGGAATACCGCTGTAGTATAGTTGCATGATGCCGTCACGTATAATCCACTGGTCCTGTTGCAGTTTCCAGTTTGAATCATACATGTGATTGATGTACTGGCGTACTGCCGCCTGCGTATCTGCGTTGATCTTGGCTGACCGATAAGGATGATCATAGTTCTCTGCTAGACTAAAAATGGTTTCGCAGATCATACGATAAGGATTTGTACCATAGTTTACATTGTCAATACCGGCTGTAGGATCATAGCCATTCAGGTGTGTGCGGTCCTGTAGCCACTTTTGCAGGAATGGGTTCCATCCCTTTTCTTTGTTTTGATTCCAATCGTAAGGTGCAGCTCTAGCAGGTATTTCCATACGGTCGTGAAATGTAGGAGCAATGATAGCAAAGTCTGGGCGCTGGCGTAACACTTCGTCTATCTGCACACGTATGCCACCGTTGGAGCATCCTTGACGTGCTAGGATTTCCACGTCCCACCCCAGGCGCCGAGCTGTTTGATGCCCGTAGCCGGTTCCTGTCAGCCCGGGTTCTAAGCTGTCTGCACTAAAGCTACAACCACATACTATTAGTTTTTTCATATGCCAAAATTTTCTTTGAGTCCTTGTCGTACTGCAATCTGTGTTGCACGATCTGTGTGAAATACCCAGGGTACCGAGTCTGTACCTTCTGTGGGTCCTGCGTAAGAATATATTTCTGGCATGATTTCTCTTGCCTGCATAACCTGCACTCCTGCCTGTTGCAATATCATGATCCAGTAATTGATCATCCAGGAATCGGTAACAGATTTAAGTTCAGGCACATGCAAATATGCCAGGTATTCTTTGACTGCATGCTTTATGTTGTCAGTCAGGGCATAGTTACTACCGGCTACTCCGCTGAGTGTAGACAGGGTATCGGATGCAATTGGTGCTGATTCAGTGCCCGCATATTCGGTGCCGTAACTGCCACTGATCTTATGACTGTATGCAATGTTCTTTAGCCCAAGTCTGGGATTGAATTTGCCATTACCCGTAGGAACTTCCATTCTGGAACTATCTGTTGTGCCCACTATGACCACATGTGGTGCCAACTTGGCCGCTTGTTCAAGCTGAAAGCAAATGCCTGTATTACTGATTCCACCACGTGCTAGATTTACAACTTCGTGTGGTGCCAACATTTCGCTGAAATGCCCACCAGGGCAACGTGTATCCTGGGTCATGTAACTATCACCACAGACCACTATCTTCATTGCCACGTGGCCTTTTCTATACTGAATGGGTAGTTGGCTTCCTTATAGAACTGCTTGCGTTTGGTCAGGTGTCTTTTTGCGAATTTGCAGGTGCTTGTAATATCCCAGATTTGTACGAAGTCTTTGTCCTCCGCCTTGCGTATACCCCGGCCGATTGATTGGATAACACGGACAAAGGATTTACCCGGTTCGACCAGCACAAGATTAAAAATCCTAGGAATATTAATACCAACAGCGGCGACACCATAAGTAGCA